CTTGAGTTTGGTTCAAATAAATTCAAACAGATCCCTGCAAATTCTGGGCGACAAGGTCGTGGATCTCGCGGATGGTTCATTTATCCAACCCTTCGCAGAATTCAGCCTGAATTGATTAACAAATGGGAACAAAGTTTTGATCGCATTATTAAGGAATGGGTCTAATGGCTACTGGTAATCGCACGCTTAAACTTTCGATCCTTGCCGATGTTGATGATCTTAAAAAGAAACTTGGCGAAGCTGATAAAGCAGTCGAGGATAACTCAAACAAAATTGCAGATTTTGGAAAGAAAGCTGCTGCTGCATTTGCAGTTGCTGCTGCTGCTGCCGTTGCTTATGGCACTAAATTAGCCATTGATGGGGTCAAGGCAGCCCTAGAGGATGAGCAAGCACAGTTCAGATTAGCCAATGCCTTAAAAACAGCCACAGGGGCTACTGATGCCCAAATAAAGGCTACTGAGGACATGATCTCAAAGACTTCATTAGCAACAGGTGTTGCAGATGATAAATTGCGACCTGCTTTACAGAGATTAGCCGTATCAACAAAAGATACTGAGGAAGCCCAAAAATTATTATCTCTTGCTTTAGATATTAGCAAAGGATCTGGAAAAGATTTAGAAACTGTTGCAAACGCTCTAGGCAAAGCACATGATGGTCAATCAACTGCATTAGGCAGATTAGGACTAGGTTTATCAGCTGCGGAACTTAAAACAATGTCTTTCACAGAAGTTCAGACAAGATTATCTGATCTTTATGGCGGCGCAGCATCGGCAAACGCTGAAACATTTCAAGGAAAAATTGATAGATTAACTGTTGGATTTAATGAAGCAAAAGAAAGTCTTGGATATGCTTTATTGCCATTTGTTGAAAAATTCATTACTTACTTAAATGATACTGGACTTCCAACTCTAAATGCTTTTATTGCTGGACTTACAGGAGATCAAGGATTAAAAGCAGCTCTTGATGAAAGCCAACAGGGTGCTGCAAGTTTTGGAAATGCCATCAGAGTTGTTGCTGGAATTATCTCAGGATTTATTACATTTATTAGAGAAGCAATTGGCTTATTGGTTGAGTTTGCTAATCAGGCAATTAGATTAATTAACATCGTAAAACCCGGCACTGATATTGGTTATATTCCAAATCCATCATTAACGACTGGAATGCTTAAAAATCCAAGTGGAGGATCATCAAGTTCTAGCAACAGTAATTTTACTTATGGTGCAGGAAATCCAAGCGTCAATAACATCACAATAAATGCTTTGGATAGTGAGAGCGCAGCAAGAGCTGTGGCTAAGGTGCTTAATGACAGCGCAGCTAGATCCGTTCCTTCTCTGAGTGGCACAAGCGTTCGAGGTAATTAATGACTGTTTGGTCGCCCGAATGGAAACTAACTGTTGCAGGAACTAACTACACAAACATTGCAATAAGCGATATTACGCATCAGGCTGGTAGAACTGATATTTATTCTCAGCCATCCCCATCTTATATGCAGATCACTCTGGTTGCTTTATCTGGTCAAACCTTGCCATTTGCAATTAATGACAGTTTCTCTTTGCAAGTTAAAAACAGTTCAGGAACTTATGTAAGTTTATTTGGTGGAGATATTACAGATCTAACTGTTGAGGTTGGCGCATTTGGAAATATAGCAAAAGTTGCTAACTACACAATCCTTGCAATGGGATCTTTGGTTAAGTTAGCAAGAGAATTATATTCTGATGCAGTTTCCCAAGATGAAGATGGCAATCAAATATACGCTTTATTGTCTAGCGTATTACTTGGTGCTTGGAATGATGTGCCAGCAGCTACAACTTGGGCAGGATACGATGCAACTGAAACATGGGCTAATGCGCTAAATCTTGGACTTGGTGAGATTGACACTCCAGGCTTATACACAATGCAAAATCGAAGTGGCACAGAAACGCCAGATACGATTTACAACATTGCAAGCCTGATTGCTAACTCAGCATTTGGTTATTTATATGAGGACAATGAAGGAAACATTGGGTATGCCGATGCAGACCACAGGCAGAATTATTTGCTCACATACGGATATGTTGATCTTGATGCAAACCATGCTTTAGGATCAGGCTTGTCAACCATCACTAGATCAGGTGATATTAGAAATGATATCATTATCAATTACGGCTCAAATTTTGGTTTAGAAAAAACCGCATCATCAGCTTCATCAATTGCGCTTTATGGCTACAAAGGTGAAAGCATTCAATCAACCATTCATTCAGCTGTGGATGCTCAAGCTGTGGCAGATCGATATATTGCTCAGAGAGCCTTTCCTTTACCAGTATTCCAAAGCATTACTTTCCCATTAACCAACCCTGAGATTGATAACTCAGATCGAGATAACCTTCTTGGGGTCTTTATGGGTCAGCCATTAAACATCCAAAACCTACCTACTCAGATTTCAGATGGAGAATTTGAAGGTTATGTTGAAGGATGGCGTTGGAGCACTAGATTTAATGAACTATTCCTGACAATCAATCTTTCACCAGTTGCGTTCAGTCAAATCGCTATGCGATGGAATACTGTGCCTGTCGGTGAGGCATGGAATACACTATCCGCTATACTTACATGGGAAAATGCGACAATAGTCGTCTAAAGGAGATTAATGGCAACAACAACCAACTATTCATGGACAACGCCTGATGATACAGCGTTGGTCAAAGATGGTGCATCAGCGATTAGATCGCTTGGAACTTCCATCGACACAACTACTAAAAATCTTAATCCATCTACAACTCTTGGCGATATTGAATATCGTTCATCAACTGCTAATACAAATACAAGACTTGGAATTGGATCTACTGGTGATGTTTTAACTGTTAGTGGTGGAGTTCCTGCATGGGCTGCTCCCGCATCAGGTAGTTTAACTTTATTATCTACAACAACTCTTTCAGGTTCATCAACAGTAATTAGTAGCATTAGTCAATCATATAAACAATTATTTATTGAATTAGTAGATGGCTATAAAAATGGAAATGCGGAAGATTTATATTTTCGCTTAAATGCAGATTCTACTTCAAAATATTCCTACGGAAGATTTACATGTGAAAACAGCACAGTTTCGGGAACTGCTGCAACTGTTGCCAATGAAATTATTTTAGGACAAACATCTAATTTGACAACACAAAGTTACAAAAATTCATTAAATATGTATTTAACTAATTATACTTCAACAGGCACAAAAATAGGTAATTGGAATATGAACATTGTAAATACTAGTCAAATTTTTACTTATACAGGTTCTTTCAAATATGTTGGCACTTCGGCAATTTCATCAATAAGTTTTATATCCCCAGCAAACACTTATGCAGGCGGAACCATCAAAATCTACGGAGTAAACTAATATGGCTAAAACAACAATACCGACAGTAAGAATTCACAATATTGAAACTGGTGAAATTATTGATCGCGAAATGAATGATTCAGAATTTGCTGAATATCAAGCAGATCAAGCAGCGCAAGCAATTGCTAAGGCAGAAACTGAAGTCAAAGAAACTGCTAAAGCAGCAATCCTTGATCGCATTGGTTTAACTGCTGATGAACTTAAAACGATACTTGGCTAATGAAGGCTTGGTTATCTAAAGCTGCTGTTCAGTTAAGAGAGCAAACTGATGACTGCTTCCCTGACAGGGATCGTAAAAGTGATGGATGGATTGCTTCTGTATCACACTTATCAAGAGCCCCAAAATCCGATCACAACCCTGATGAAAAAACAGGATGTGTCAGAGGATTGGACATTTCTGCTGGGCTTTCTGACGATAAACGGATTTCAGCATATTTGGCAGATCAAATTAGATTATATGGGAAATCTCAAGGGCGCATCAGTTATGTAATTTTTGAGGAGAAAATTGCATCTCCTTTACTTGGTTGGAAATGGCGTAAATATAAGGGCATTAATAAACATAATCATCATATTCATATCAGCTTCAAATCAGATCAAGATAACAATTCAGAGTTCTTTGACATCCCACTACTAGGAGGCAAGTAATGAAACTAACCAAGAAACATAAAGCAGCAATCAAGTCATATCTAAGAGCTGTTGCAGCTTCTGGAATAACTGTGGCTCTTGCCATTGTGGGAGATATAAAGCCTGAATACGCAATTCTGCTTGGTTCTTTAATTGCTCCACTAATCAAAGCCATTGATCCTACTTCTGCAAAAGAGGTTGATTATGGTATTGATGGCAAATGACACCCAACGATTGGGTCGCTATCGCGCTTGGCGGATGCGGCATCGTAAGCAGTTTATTTTTGGGTCTGCGCTGGGTTATTAAGTCGTATCTAAACGAACTTAAGCCCAATGGAGGCTCATCGATTAAGGACACCATTTCAAGATTGGAATTACAAAGTTCTCGACTTGAACAGCGTGTCGATGATCTGTTCATCTTAATCAGTAAGTCATAATTTTAATTATGGCGAACACACGCAAACCTTCTAAACGCAAAAAGATCAATAAGCGTATCGTTCGCCATTCTCCTGAGCCGTTAAGTAAATTAGATCAACATTACACAGCTCTGCATGAATGCTATAAAGCAGCTCGTAAAGCAGGATTTACACCAGAACACGCCTTTTGGTTAATGACCGAGCATAAGACTTTCCCTGATTGGATCGTAGGCGATGGAGGAATTATTCCTTCCATAGATCCAACTGACGATGAGGATGACGATTAAGCGATATCTGGTAATTTCAGATTTACAAATCCCATACCACCATGAAGCAGCAGTCAAAAATGTTATTAAACTTGCACGACGCGAGAAGTTTGATAGCGTTCTATGCGTTGGCGATGAGATTGACTTTCAAACCATTTCTCGATGGGCTGAGAAAACACCTTTGGCTTATCAGCAGACCCTCGACCAAGATCGCACAGCTACTCAAGAAATTCTTTGGTCATTAACCGAAAACGCTAAAGAAGCACACATTGTCAGATCAAATCATACTGACAGGCTTTACAACACACTTCTAAAAGTTCCGGGAATGCTTTCCCTTCCAGAATTGCAATACGCCAAGTTCATGGACTTTGATAATTTAGGCATTACCTTTCATAAAACATTTTACGAATTCGAAAAGGGCTGGATCTTGGCTCATGGTGACGAGGGCAACTCAAATCCTAATGCTGGAATGACTGCGTTGAATTTAGCCCGTAAAACGGGCAAATCCTGCATTATTGGGCATACGCACAGGTTGGGCATGAGTGCCTATTCTGAGGGCATAGGAGGCCATTACAGGCCTTTATATGGCATTGAGGTAGGAAACCTTATGAACAAGGCAAAAGCCTCTTATACGCGAACTGTGGCCAATTGGCAGATGGGTATTGCTATTCTTGAATGGAATGGCAAAAACATGACCCCAACCCTTATTCCAATCAATAAAGATGGATCATTTACAGCTCTTGGAAAGTCGTATGGAGTGTGAAACAGACTATCAGCCACGCACGATTGATGATCATATCGATGCAGTTGAGGCTCTTGGCTTTATC